GTTGTATCAAGGTTTCTAAATAACAATCTATTCTCAACAAATTATATTCAAACAGAATCCATCTCTGATTCATTTCAAATGACAGGATTTTCATTTAGCACATTTGAGTTTACATTTTTTCCAAAGACAAAATTATCTGTTAGTGAAATAACAAAGAGTTTAAACTTATTGGTTGATGATATCTACAACGAACAAATCAAAGAGAATAAAGCATTGAAGTTCCATAAGAATTTAAAAACAAAGAAAGATGAATATAGACCTTAGATTAGGGGATTGTTTAGAAATACTTAAAACTATTTCTGATGATTCAATAGATTTGGTTGTTACTTCACCACCTTATAATAAAAATTATTGGACCAGAAACAAAGAACAAGGGAGTTATAAAAGAGTTATCAAGTATGATGTTTTTTCTGATAGTTTAGACCCCAAAGAATATGTTGAACAACAAAAAAATGTTTTGACAGAATTAGTTAGAATTATAAAACCTACTGGTTCAATTTATTATAATCACATAGACATATTACACAAACACAATACAATACACCCATCCTATGTATATGATTTCAACATAAAACAAATCATCGTTTGGGATAGAGGTAACACACCCAAATTATCTAACACTTACTTTTTACCAACAACCGAGTATGTTTTTTGGATTAAAAAAAGTTGGGATTCAATACCTTATTTTGATAAATCAAAATGTAACCACAAAAAAAATATATGGAGAATAAATAGAGAAAGAGACCAAAGTCATCCAGCCCCTTTTCCTGAAGAATTAGTTGATAATATTATTAAAAGTTCTTGTCCTGAAAATGGTGTTGTTTTAGATTGTTATAATGGTTCAGGTACAACAGCGGTTGTATCACAGAAAAATAATTTGAATTATATTGGAATAGAAATATCAGAGGCTTATATTGAAATGACTAAACAAAAATTATATGGGAAAATCTAAAAGACGTGGGGGTGACAAAGAACACCGTAAAAGAGTAGCCAAGAGAAACGAAGAGATGAAACACTTGTGGCAGAAACAAGTTAATCTCGCTTATGAAAAGCATGAAGAGTGGAAAAAACAAAAAGAATTAGATGGTCAAAATACAGACAACCAGAGTGTTCCAAGATTTAATATCACAGGACAAAAGGATTAATGTATTTCAAGGCTCATCGAGAGCATCAAAGACTTACAACATCTTAATCTATTGGATATACAGATTACTCCAAGAAGATAACAAGGTGTTGTCTATCGTGCGTAAAACCCTACCAGCACTCAAAGGTTCAGTGCTAAGAGACCTAAAACAAATCTTACTTGACTTCAATGTCTATAATGAAAATGATTGGCATTCAGTTGATGGTTATTATCAATTGGGTACGAACTTAATAGAATGGTTTTCAGTAGATGATGAAACAAAATTGAGAGGTAGAAAAAGAGATTACTTATTTATCAATGAAGCAACAGAAGTTACCTACGATGAATACATTCAGTTAGCACTGAGAACATCAGGGAGGATAGTTATTGACCTCAACCCATCACTTTGGAATAGTTGGATATACGATTTAGAAAATGAACCTGATGTATTCTATACGGTTGTAACATACAAAGACAATCCATTCCTATCACAATCACTAATAGATGAAATTGAGAAACTTAAAACAAAAGATAAGAACCTATGGAGAGTATTTGGTGAAGGTCAGAAAGGTGTACCGACAAGGGTTGTATTCTCTCATCAACAATTTTATTCTCAATTACCACCATCAGCAAAACTACTTGGATACGGTTGTGACTTTGGTTACAATGACCCCACCACTCTGGTAAAAGTTTATAGAGATGGGGAGAACATTTATTGTGAAGAATTATTATACCTAAGGAATGTTACCATCCCTGATTTAATTTACAAGATAAAGGACTTAGGACTTAATTTAACGGATGATTTTATCTGTGATAGTGCTAACCCTCAAGCAATCTCTGAGATGTCAAGGTCGGGGATAAATGCGAAGCCAGTAAAAAAGGATACAATCCTGTCAGGTATAGACCAAATCAAACGTAGCAATTTCTTTGTCCATTCCAATTCTCAAAACCTTATTGAAGAATTAAATTCTTATGTATGGAAGAACGATAAGAACGGAAACAACTTGGATGAACCAGAAGATAAGAATAACCACTTAATAGATGCGATAAGATATGTCCTTCAAATGAAGATGATGAGGAACACTGGTGTCTATGTTTATTAAAGTGGGAACATAAAAGAAAAGATATTTATTATTAGTATGAAAGTAACAAGCAAATCAAAAACATTTGAAGTAAGCGAGCCCACCATTAGAGAGTTTTCTGATGTGATGAAATTAAAAGACATTCTTACAGAAGATGAACTCCATATAAGATTGATTGAGAAAGTTAGTGGTCTATCTAACAAAGAAATAATGGAGTTAGATGCTACAACCATACAGAAGATTGGGTCTCAATTATTCACACACTACAACAAAGAATCAAAACAACTTACACAAACATTCGAACTCAATGGGGTGACTTATAAGTTTATGGATGTTCACACTATGACATTTGGTCAGTTCGTGGATATTGATACATTCTTAAAGAAGGATGATGGATACAGAATAGCAAACTTAAATGAGTTGATGGCGTATATGTATTGTGAAGAAGGAACAACATATGCTGAATCTGATTTCAAGAAAAGAATTGAAGCAATGTCTGAAGCACCAGCATACATCGTTGAACCATCACTTTTTTTTTTATCAAATTTAGAGATGGGATTACTAAAACTTACCCAACTCTCTTCAAAGAGTCCGGTGATGTTTCTGATAATGAAGATGAGAATACTTTTAGCCAGTTTTGGGGATACTATCAGACCATATCATTCCTCGCTGAGGACAAAATTTGGCAAATTGATTATGTTACTTCTATCGGTCTTACTTCTGCCCTTAATCATTTGTCGTACCTTACTGACCTCAATACTGAAAAAGAAAGGATAATAAGACAACAACAAAGAACAATTTAAATGACAGGTCAATCAATAAATTTTAGGTCAATCATTCAGGACTATCAAAAGTTGGCTGATTCGCATAAGCAAATCAATTCATTTGGTTCAGGTAACTCTGACCAGTTATCTTATAAGACGCAGACAAGAGACAAAGAATTAAATACAACATTCAATCCTCCAATCTATCCTTTGTTATTTGTTATACCATCAAAGGTTGAGAATGATTTGGAATATAAGACATGGGACTTTAATACAATTGTTGCTGATGTTCTTGAAAGAGATTTGGCTAACCAAGTTGATATCACATCAGACACCTTACAAATACTACAAGATGTAATCTCTCAATGGAGATTATCAGTTAACGCAAGATTCGGAAACTACTATGAACAATATTGGGTTGATGATGAAGTTCCATGCACACCGTTCTTAGAAAAAGAAGATGATATGTTAAATGGTTGGAATGGTGTTATTAGAATTAAAACAATGACCCCACTCAATAGATGTGCTGCAGCCTATCTTCCATTTACAGGAACACCAATACAACACGTAAACGGAATCAACCTTAAAACATTCTATGAAGACTTTAAGTTATTAGCAGACCACCACAAACAATTAAATTCATTTGGGTTTGGTTCAGTTGGGGATTTCCAATACTTAAATCAATCAAGAGACAAAGAAGAGAACACAACATTCAATCCACCAATATATCCATTGATGTATGTCGTACCGAATGATGTTAGACAGAAGTTTAACTATATGGAATATAGTTTTGATATTATTGTTGCTGATGTTGTTGAAAGAAGTTTATTTAATCAAACAGATTTATTAAGTGATACCAATCAAATACTTGATGATATCATTTCTCAATTTAGATTATCAGTTACTCAATCATTGGGGAACTTTAACGCTCTATACTATTTGGATAATCCAATTGTGTGCACACCGTTCTTGGAACAATACGATGACTTATTGGGTGGATGGACAGCAACATTGAATATACAAGTAATGACTCCATTGAATAGATGTGACGCAGCATTCTTTGATTCATTCATTACCCCAACTCCAACAGTTACTCCTACAAATACTCCAACACCAAGTGTTACACCTGAACCAACATCTACTCCAACACAAACACAAACAGGAACACCAGAACCTACAACAACACCGACAAATACTAATACTCCAACTATAACATCGACATCTACACAGACACCAACAATAACTAAAACTCCAACCAATACTCCTACGCCAAGTGTTACAACGAGTATGACTCCGACTCAGACACCAAGTGAGACCCCGACGAATACTCCAACTGTAACACAAACTCCTACAACAACATTGACTCTAACACCAACAGGTAGTGAGACACCAACTCCTACTCCAAGTATTACAGCGACTATGACCCCAACTGTAACTAACACTCAAACAAATACTTCTACTCCTACACAAACTCCAACTAATACACCAGCATCTTGTATATGGAATGAAACTGTTTCAAGTTGGGATAATAATCCAAACTTATGGAATACTTGTTTCCCAATACCAACACCTACTAACACAGCGTCACCAACTAAAACTCCAACCCCAACTCCAACATTTGTATCAGGAACAACTGAAGCAAAAACATACTTGGCAGCAGTATTGGCTGCTGGTGGAACAGGAATTACTTCAACAGTATCTGCGGCTACAACAACATTATTTACATCATTAGTATCTAATGGATTATACGATTTGTTAGATGTGTTCTATCCTATGTTAGGTGGGGTTGCAGCATCAACAGCACTTAATGGTAATAGAACATCAGGAACTACTTATGACTTACAATATAGTGGTGGTGGATTTAGTTATTCTGCATCAGGTGCTACAGGTAATGGAACAAGTAGTTATGCTAATACAAACTACTCGAATATATTAACGATACAAGATAATTACTCAATGGGATTCTATCAGTTTACTGATAATGCTCCAACAAAAACTGAAGAAGTAATAATGGGTGTATATTCGAGTGTAGGTAATCTTCCAAGTTTACAAATAGCGACTAACCTTAATCCTTCATTATACTTTATAAGGTCAGGACAAAATGGAGCAGCCACTACGGTATCAAATGGTGGTAATATTAAAGGGTTCTATGCATTAACAAGAACAGGTAGCACATCAAGTTCTTTATTTAGAAATGGTAATACAACACCAATTTTAACCGCAACAAATAGTTACACAGAATCTGTTAGTGGTTACAATATTTTATTATGGAATATGAATTTGGCAGGTACTGCTTATTTTAATGGTTACGCAAACCAAACATTGAACTTTGGATTTATTGGAAAAGGTTTAACAGCAACTCAAATATCAACATTATCAACAATTATAAATTCATTCCAAACAACATTGGGAAGAAACACATATTAAAAAATAACTTATGGCTAACTTAACAGGACAAGCGATACAAAATACCTATCCAGGTTTATTAAATTTGGCAACAGCAACGACAGGTATTACATCAACCCCACAACAAATCCAAGATGGATTGGGGAATAATACAGGAACAAGAATTGGAACTAATTTCTTAACCAATCCAACCGTATTTGGGATGACGGATTACAGAGCCGATTACTATGGTCTTGGATTCACAGCAACAGGTGTGGCTCCTGTAGCATCAACACAAAACATTCTTATAGGAAACTTATTCTATGATAATGGAACTTATGATTACTCTGCGATAACTTATAACGTGGGAACAATCACATCAACATCAGATGTGGTAACCATAGCATTCTATTCAACACAATACGTTGATGGAGTTGGAGCAGCACCATCTGTATTAGTTCAATCAGGTATTACATTAACAGTAAACTCAACAGGAGTTAAAACAACATCATTACCATCATCATTATCTTTTAGTGGATATGGACCAGGTTATTATTGGATGATGATGAAGATATCAAACTCAGGTGTAACCCCAACAATAAGATTTACAGGTAGTGGTAACGCATTAGTTGCTGCGGGTATTCCATCAGCAAAACTTGGATTTACTTTAACACCAGCAGGAACTGCGGCTCAAATTGCAGTTAAAGCAGTGGGAGGTACACCACAGATTGCATATTCAGGATTAACAAACTTCCAAACAAGTTTCTCAGCAGCAGATGTTAGAACATTCTCATCAACTGTAACCCCACCATCATATGGATTTGCTTTAAACACAATCAAGTAATATGTTTGAATTAACAGAAGAAGCATTACAAATATTGATGGATAAATTTGTTGAGAACATAAAGAAACAAATTGCTACAAGACAATTCCCTTATGGAAATCCTCAATCTGGTGTTGGGGATAAAATCGCAACAGGAATGTTGTATGATTCAATTCAAGGAGATGTTGAGATAGGTGCTGATGGTAATGCTTATGCTGTTTTATATTATGCCGATTATTTTCCCTATGTAAATCGTGGAAGAAAAAAAGAATTAAAAAGAGTTCCGTTATCTGCATTACTTCAATGGATAAAGGTCAAAGGAATTAGAGGTAAAGATAAGAAGGGAAGATTCATTAAGAATATGAACTTGGCATTCGCTATCCAAACAAACATATTCAAGTATGGTATACGTCCAAGTAATATTTATGATAAAGGATTAGATGGCGTTGAAGATTTGTTTGATGATTTTCCAAATAACCTTCCACCTGAAATGAGAGCGGTAGGTGAACAATTATTTGAAGCAGTAGCGAAAGATATAAATTTGTTTATAGAAAAAACATTAGAAGCAGAATTAAAATGAGTTTAAATTTAACCATAAGACAGATGCCGTTGGAGGTAACCCCAACACACTCAGACCACACTTGGAATGTGGTTGTAGGTGATTATTCTGCATACACAGATATTAGATTGGTTGTAGACATCTATTCCAATCCCTACTTAAATGATTCTGGTTCAACACAGACATCAGGAAGAGTAGCCAGATTACTCGTACCACCAAATCAATATGGTAATTGTATTTTCAACATTGAAACAATTATCTATAACTTGGTTGAAGCCAATCCAAGAAACTTAAATATGA